TAGCCAAAGAGCTGATGCCGGAAATAACGAAAGGCTTTGCAGATTTTGCACAACAGATAAGGGATAACCAGGACTCTATCAAAGCGTTTGGCAGTGCTGCAGGTGATGTCCTCGGTGGATTGGCATCTTCCATCACTTCGTTGATTTCCCTGTTGGGCGATCTAAAAAAAGGATGGGATGATGTATCCGGTTTATCCAAAGACGAGGCCATTATTCGTGCCAATGGTGGTGGTGCCGGATTGAATGCTGCCTCCACGATTGGCGGAGTTTTTGGTGCTGGCATCGGTGGCCGTTTTGGTGGTGTCAAAGGTGCTGCTGCTGGCGGCCTTTTAGGCTCTCAGTTATTTGAGGATGTGGGGATTAAGGCGACCAAAGCAGGTGCGTCATTAGGATTATGGGGGCATGATTGGGACGAGTATTCGGGCAATTATGAACGACAAAAACTTTTAGAACAAGAAAAAAAAGCTTTTGAGGAATACAATAAGCAAATTCGTGAGGAGACAAAAAATACAGTCACCGAGTCAACGAAGCTTAAAGAGCAGGCAGCTGATGCCCACAAGCAATTAGAAGAAGAGATGGCCAATACTACGAGCGAAAAGCTGAAAGAGCAGTTAGATGCTATTAAGGACAAAGTTGAAGCCTCTATTGCAGAGGGTAAGACTGAGGCTGCTGCGTGGGCTGGTGTTGCTGATGATATCAAGAAGGCTATGAAAGCGGCCGCGAAAGAGGCCAAAGAAGCAAATAAGGCATTGACTCGCAGTATTGCTGGCTTGTCTATGAGCGACTACCAGAAGAACCTCTATAACATCGACAATGCGGCAGAGGATACGCTCAAGAAAGGTGCTGATCCGGCTCTCGTTGCTCGTGAAGCGATGTTGAAAAAGAGTAAGGTTGTTGAGCAGTTCGAAAAGGAAACGGCTGAATATCTTGACAATATCTATGCGGACTCACTCACGAAGCGGCTCAACCAGATAGAGCGCGAGAAAAAAGCTTGGATACAGAAGGGCATGGATGAGGTCACGGCGACGCGGGCGGCCGAACAGCAGAAAAAACAGGCGGTGAATGATAGCGTCAAGAGCATGTTCACCAGTCAAAAGAAATATCTCGCATTGTACCGTAATGCGATGGCCGGGAATATTTCGGCTGACGGGAGCGGGTTCTATGACTTCACCCAGTCGCAAGGCGACCGGCAGAAAAACGCCGTAAAAGCAATTCAGCGGGCAATGATGGCGGAGGCCGGTGTCAGCCCGTTCGAAAGAACCAATATGGCCGAAATTATGGGTTTCCAAAAGGCCATGAAAGAGGCGAATAACTGGGGAACAGGTCTTATCTCCGATGGCAGTTCGCAAGGGCTTTCTGAGTTATCCAGCACCCTTGCGCAAACCAGCGAGCAGACGATTGGGATTCTTGACCAAATAAATAGCCAAGTCCCGGAGGTCAACACGAACCTGTCTGCCATACTCGGGGCCATTGAGCAGAAGGGCCAAAATCCGCCGGAAATAAATGTCAATCCGACGATAAATGTTAATCTCGGCGGTGCGTATGTTTTCGACAATGCCATGAAACAACGATTGACCGACGACATCACAAGCAATGTCGCGAACGCTGTTACAAGTGCTGTCAATGAGGCGACAAGCCGCATCAATACCAGCTATGGAAATTAAGGAGTGCGATCATGAAGATAAAAATAAATGACATCGAAAGTTATCGCTCTCCTGAGAGCATAACAATAAATGTCGATGACCGCATCGAAAAGGTGCAGCTAATCAACGGAAACACTGTGCAGGATTATGGCCATATCGCCAGCGGGGACAGTTTCTCGTTATCCTGCCTGTTTTCCAAAACAAATTTCAATTCGATTCTCGCATTATGGAGAGCACGGCAAAGAATTACTTTCACAGACGATTCGGGGGAGGTATGGGAGAATTGCCGTATAGTTATTCGCTCCTATAAGTATGAACCCCGGTTTCCGAATTATGTTATGTTGGATTTTGAAATTTGGAGGTGCTGAAAATGGCAAACGCATATATCAATCTTTATATGAACAACCCCACGGCTGGCGGTACGGACGGAACGGCAATTTCTACGGACGGAACGTATACCAGCCCTTTGACGGTTTCCTTGGACGCATCCATTAACGAAAGCAAGACGATAAAGCTAGCGGTTAGAACGGAGTCCGGATACACGACAACGGGCAATACTACGATTTCTGACAGTGGTGATACGAATGATCGCTGGAAATTGTGCTTAACGGAAAACGGCACATTCACGGATAGCATTACAATCAGCAACGCTATTACGAACGCCAACACGGTCTTTTACGCGAAAGCGTCTAGTGTAGACACAGAAATCCCATCCACGGACCGGAGCGTTTCGTTGCAGGTGCAAACGACTATTACGACAGCATGATTTAAGGCCCCGTAGCAAGGGGAAGGTGGGTGGAGAAATTGATTTTCGATGAACGTTTGAAATCATGGCTAAACTTTGACGCATCGGCGGCGACTGACGCCGTTGTTAATAACGCGTGGACGGTAACGGGAACACCAACGACGTCTAGTGTTAATGCGGTTAGCGGGCATGCTTTACAGCTGGACGGGAACAGTTATTTACATTCGAATGCTGTAGATTTAGGTGGGCAAGATTTCACGATTGAATTTTGGTGCAATATTTCGTCACAATCAAATGGACAGGCGGTTGTTGATGTCACTCTATCCAATAGAAAGTCACTAGTTTACGTCGAAAAAAGCACTTCTTATTCAGACAGATTACGTGTGTATATGGCTTCAGGAAGCACGCCAACAGGGGAGGGGGGTAAATACAACGCGACGGAAATTGGAGGAGTAGGAAATCTGGCTCATGTCGCTATCGTTTATCAGTACAATGACCAAAAGCTGGCAGTGTATGTTAATGGCGTACAGGCGGTGCTTTATTCAAACTGTCCTCGATACGACAGAAAGTCTTATTACTTTACTATCGGCGCTTATGACGGTGGCTCTCAAAAAATGGTTGGTTCTGTCGATGAATTTTTAGTGTATGACGGGTTAGCGGTATATACTACTAATTTCACACCTCCGTCACAGTCGTATTATTCGACATACGTGCTTACGACGCGGGTTGACACACTTCGTAAAATACACAGTAGCTCCGGATGGAAGTATGAAAATGTCGGTGAGACATCGTTATTAATTAACACATCTACGGCTGTACAGCTGACTGATTTACCAGCCAATCAAAGCAAGACGGGTGTGGCGTTCTACCAAACAACACGCGGCATTCGGTTATTTGATATTCCGGATTCATACGAGCTGTGGGTGAAATTTGACGTATATTTAGGGAGTTCAAACCGTTGGCGAGCGTATGATTATTCGACGGGTACGGATACAGGTGTAAATGGGCTAACCAACGGCACGATGGAAGTCTTTAACTGCGACTCTAAAAAAGCAAATTTATCGAATAAAGTCGTGGTGAACTCAATACAAACCATTTTATTACATATGAAATCCGACGCGTCGGATGGCGTTTTAGAAGTATACACGGGCGACGGTGAATTAATCTATTCTTTGACGGGGGCCAGCGTCAACAACGGCGTTGCATTTTCAACGTTTTTTCTGCAGTCGGGCGGGGCGGGGACGTTCTTCTCGAATGTTGTAATTTCAAACGAACCTTTGTGGTTTGATGACGACGCGGCAGTCAATGTTCTTGTGAGTTTATTTAACGATACCGCGAGGGTATTATTGCGGTCTTGTACACAAACATTCGATATCGTACGACAAATTATATCGCAGAGAATCCTGGTGGATGTAGGTTTTGACCTATCTCGTGTTCTTGTTACTTCGGTGGATACTACCGTTGACGCGGAAAGGGCGTTGTTCCGTAGTGAGCGTTTGAGCGTTGACATTGAAAGAAAACCACGAAATACAGTTACAATTAGGTGCGATACTCAGCGTGTGTTAGTGATACCGGTTGTTGACTATCACGACACGGAGAGGGTTATCCAATACTCCGCGGAATTAACGGTTGACGTTCAACGCGTGGTATTGAAATCCGTGGAATTTAATTGCGATGTTTGGAGACAGATACCGCATAAGGTCAACGGGAACACCACAACTTTGCAGAGTGTCACGATCAGCTTACAGGAGCAACAGTTGACGGATAATATCAGCTTTGTTCATACTGGCGATATTGACATTATGGACAGTGTAGATATAACACTTTTGGATTATCACAACAAGTGTCGAGCCGAGGAAACGAGCACCAGAGGAATCATACAAACCTGTAAATGCGCCAGTGACATTGATGCTATCTTGTATCAACAGATGGCCTATGTGGTGCCTGAGAGTGAGTGGGAATGGACTCCGGAATATCTGCAAGCAATCGGAGAATACAACGAGACGCACGAAGAGCAGGTTGAAAAGATTCCATCGGCTCCAGCCAGTGCTCATATCACATCGATAGCAGATGCTTTGGGGAAGAGCGTATCTCTGCACTTCACGGACTATATATCGACGATGAGCACAGAGGTTTCATCCGGCACGAATTATGCTGGTCTTATCTCTGAGCTATTCGGATGGACATCACGGCTCCCACAGATGATGATTAACTGTTATATGCGCGGCGATACGATATACGTTGTCCAGCGTGGTCATGAACAGCATACTGTGACGATTGATAATCTGCAGATCACTGTTCATACCATCCAAAAGAAAATCGTCAGGACAACGTGGGGAAGCGACCCGTGGAGCAAGACCGAAGTTAAACCATTTTATAAAGACTGGAGCGAATTTGACCAAGAGTCGTATAATCAGCGGCCTTATTATCCTGATGAAGAGGAAGAGGAAGAGGGAGGTGGCGCTTCTTATGGTGACGATAATCTGGTAGAGGAGACTACTGTAGAAAACAATGGACAGACTACTGTCACAACGTATAAATACGAAACAATGCCGGATGGTAGAAAATTCTTATGCGAAGAGGTTGCTGTGACGTATGTGAATGGCGTGGAAATTGATAGAACAACAACGACTCATAAGCCTGTAAGTGATACGCAGTCGCATATTTATGCTACAGATCAAGATGGTGAATATATAGGTGGTACAGTTTCACAATCTAATCACGATGATCGTGTAAGCCCTTATCAGAAGGAAGTTGGTCGTAATAGCTCAAGCAGAGATAGGGATAGCGGTCAGCATGGAGTTTTGGTAACTGGTCAGGATGGAAATAAATACTTGCTTTATGGCGTTATTCACCACCAAGATAAAGGCGAGATGATGCGCAGGACTATTAATGGAGTAACGCTTATAGATACTTCTTTCCCTGTAGATGGGCAGGATAAGCTAGAGGAGCTAACGCAGGCTATCATGTGGCTCGATCGGAAGACGGAAGAGACGGTCACGCTGGATATCTATAACTATAGTCACATCATCGACTTCAATGACAAGATAGTATGGCACGGTCACACATACTATCTGCAGTCAAATAATGTTATGGCTTCGGAAACAATCGTAAACAAGCAGACGCTGACTTTCGTGAGGTGGTACTGATGGCAGTTGATTTGAGAAATATGCAGAATGCAGTTGCCAACATGGTCACAACGGCCATCTATAAGAGGACGGAAAACCAAAAAGCAAAAAGAGGTATTATACATGGCGGCAGTGTGACGATTGGTAATAAGGTCTTGTCTTACTATCCTGCCGTAGACATGTTTTTTAAGGATGGGGATGAAGTTTGGTGCATTATTGCTGACAATGGAGGAATGGCGGTGGTGGTAGGTGTATGTGTATGAATATATGAAGCCAGTCACTGTGCAATCTGTCGTAGTAGGCGGAATCGTAGATTCAAATGGCAGAATGTTGCGCATGATAGGCAATCTACCTGTTCAACCCGGTGATACGGTTTGGACGGATGGTCATATTGCATATGGTCATCGTCCG